TTTTGTTGCCTGTATATATTTTTTTCCAATAAACCGTATTGTTTTCTACGGAAAAATTACTTTGTGATGCGCAAATAGCTGGAAATAATAATAATAATAGTAACATTTTTCTCATGAGTTTTTTTGGTTTTATATAAAATTATGATCTTTGCCAAAAATAAAAAAAAATAGATACAGTTTTCTAGAGTAAAATAATTAGTTGGTTGTTTTTTTATTTATTTGTCTTACTTCTAATAGTAGTTCCCTTAAAATATATTCGTTTATTTCAAGTTGTTGGGATATTTTTTTAAGTGCTTTATTTCCTACTTGATCTACTATATTTTCAGTTGGTTCTTCAACTTTGTTTACAATATCTCCTTCTTTGTATTGTGTGCCAACAACTTTGCTTTCTAAATATTGCATCATAATATTTAGATTTTTAGTGCGTGGGTTTTTGCTTTTTCTTTCTAAAATATTACTTGCTCCTTGTACGCTTATTTCGGTATTATTCCCAAAATCATATGGAGTTATTTCTAATTCCTTAGACTTTTTTATGATAAAATCAAGCTTTTCATCCTTTGTTAGGTCGTACATAATACAGGTTTTATAAAATAATTACAATTTATTATACAAGTTAGTGCTATTTTATACTAATTTGTACTATATTTGCATGCAACAGTGGCAAACACTTCACCAAATATATAATAAAATACTGTTGGCGCAAGTATGCTTCTTTTAAATAACACAAAAATGCTAGAAGGTAATTATAGTACAACACGGGTTACGACACGGGGTAGTAAAGTTTTAAAAAGTAAGTTACAACGTGGTGATATAAAACGGATTGCTGATGTTTTTGGCGTACCACACTCAAAGGCTTTTAGTGTTATAGAGGGTAAATATGCTTCAGAAGATAAAATAGTAGCATGTGCAGAACAATTGGCGCGGTTTTACGAAGAGGTTGATTTAGAAAATAAACGAAATAAAATTCTTGAAAGCTATGAAAGAATTAACAAAAACTGAAATTAAGGTAGCGCATGGTATTAGTCAAGGCTTTTTGTATAAAGAATTGGCAGATAAGCTTTGTGTTAGTACGCATACTATACATGCGCATTTGCGTAATATTAGAATTAAGGTGGGTGCTAGAAATATAGCAGACATTACCAGGTTGTATATTTTAAGTTTGGATAATCCAAAATTAGTTTTAAAGGCTTTGTTTTTCTTGGTGCTACAGGTTGGTATTATGGTTGGTGAGTTTAATGAAGATTTCCGTAAACCTAGTAATAAATTGGCTAGGGTAAATCGTGTTAAAAGTAAAATAAAAACAGGTATTTGTTATGTATAAAACAGCTTTAAATAATGGTGGTATTTTTTTGCAGTTTGCAAAATTAGGTTTTGTAACACGGTTGGCCTTCTATAACATTTGTTTAGGTGAGGATAAAGGTATTGCGGTTTGGCAATTAGATGTTTTTTGGGATCATGGCATATTGTCTGAGGGTTTAGAGGATAAGATTTATAACATTATAGAAAAAGTTAAAGTCGAATAGTATGAAAAAATCAAATTTAGCAGTGCAGTTAATGCCAATGGTGTTTGTTATCTGTAGCGTGGGGTTTTATGCTTTAAATGCTTCTTTTTATGCGGCAGCTAGTTTTGTGTTGTCAGTATTGTTTTCAATCGTAATAATTGGTGAAGTTTTAAAGGAATAGGTATGGAGTATGTGAAATTAGATCCTGGTACTATTACCGCGTTAAATCGTGAATGGTGTGCTATGGTGAAAAGTGAGGGTTTAGTGTTGGTTAGTGAAACCGATGCTGAATTGATTGAAAAAGCTAAAGCGAAAATTCGTGTTATGAAACGCAAATTTGTGAGTCCGTACACTATTGAAAAACACCATTTAGTAGATAAGGTAAAAACCCGCCAAAGTATTGTGAATATGATTAAGCGCGGTGATTTTGGAAAGGAAAATGAGGGTTGGTTTTTTGATTCTAATGGCGGGTACCAAGTATTAACATATTACATAAAACAGGTTAATGGTGAGTAGTCTGAATCGTGAATTTGTAGCCGATTTTAATTGTCGTGTTTCTAGAACGTATAGAGATTGTAGTAAAACAATTGGTGTGTGTGATCCTGAAGCAACGAGTTTTGGAGATGAGTGTGGTGTTGAAGGTTGTGAAAAAGTGAGTTAACTGAATAATAATTATAATTTGTTAGTTATGTATGTTATAAAAGATAATGCGGTAGTACTTATTGAGACTAAAAAAATAGTTGGATTTAGTGATTTGCAAGATGATAGAATTGTTAAAATAGAGCGTGTTATAGCGGCCTATTTTAATACGTCTGTGCATGAATTAGATGTGTTTAGTAGAGATACTGATGCAAAAATATATTGCTGTTTTTTATTGCATGATATGCTTAGTTATAGTGTTGGAAGTTTAGCTATGAAGTATAAAATTAATAGGTTCTTTTTACGTAATAAACTAACCGAAATATATAAAAAATGTTTACAAAATGAAGCAGATATGCGGCGGGTGATAGCGTTGCGTGCTGCTTTTTTTTGTGAGTAATAGTTTAAGAAAAAAGGAGGCTTATAATGAGGCTTTAGTGCGGATAAAACGTGTTAATATAACTTTATTTGGATTAGGTTTAACACTAAAGGAGTGTGTTGGTTTTTGGGATGAGTGTGTTTTAGAAGCTAGGAGGCGTGAAGTTGTTAGTTTGTTTTATACTGGATTAAATGATTTAGAAATAGCTAATAAAACAGGGTACAGTAAAAGTTGGGTAGCTAATATAACTACTAATCACTTAGAGAGTAATGAACGAAAATGTGATTTTAATGATAACGAAAAAGAATGAATTTGCTAGCGTGTTAGGTTTTCTTAATACGGCTGAGGCTATTTGTTGTTTAGGTTGTAAAAATTTTAACCATGAATTTAAAAAGTATTTTGAGTACGTCCAGCAACACGCGCTTTAAGGGTTGTTTTATAGTTTTTAGTAGTGTGGGTGCTTCTTATGTAAGTGCAACGTTAGCGCGTGAAATGGGATTAATGCAGGGTGAGTTTGTTGATTTACAAGTAGATGATGATTGTGTTCAAGATTATTACCTTTTGAAAGCAAACGAAGGTTTGAGAATTAAGTGCTATTCAGGTAGTGAAAATACGTATCAGTTTCATTCTAGAACAACGGCACGAGATTTGGGTCGGGTTTTTGGTGTAGATCATAAAAATATTAAAGTGCCAGTAGGTCCTTCTTTAATGATAAATGATGTTGAGGTGTGGCCGTTAATTACATCGGCTATAAAAGGATTAAATAATTAAAATATGAGTCCAAATTATTACGCTATAATACCGGCAAACGTAAGGTATGATAAAAATTTAACCCCAAACGCAAAACTATTGTATGGTGAGATAACTGCACTTTGTAATAAAGAGGGGTTTTGCTGGGCGTGTAACGATTATTTTGCAGAGTTGTATGGTAAAGATGTGGTGTCTATTTCGCGGTGGATTTCGTCGTTAAAATCGCGGGGTTTTATAGATGTTTTAATAGATCAAAAAGCAACCCATAGAAGAAAAATTTACTTACAAACCTCTATACAAAAAAGTCAAGAGCTCTTAACAAAAACGTTAAGACCTCTTAACAAAATTGTTAAGTGTTCTATATATAGTATTAATAATACAATTAATACCCCTGAGAGTGCTTTGAGTTTCACTTTAAAAAATTATCCTATTCGGTTTGAGCAAGAGTTTTTAATTCAGTTTGAAAAGCAATTTAAAAATCAATCTCAGTTTGATGAGTTCTTAAAAGATTTTAATGATGAAGCTGAAATGAAGCCTCAAGAGTTTGGTATTTGGTGGTTTAATGATTATTAGAAATGCAGAAGTTTTTTATAAAGAAAAGAATCAGTTTGTATTTCTAGCTATTAGTGCTTTGTATAATCGCGGTGTAGGTGTTGATTTATTAACGGTATCTCAAGAATTAAAAGCTATGCATCGGTTAGATCTTGTTGGTGGTGATTATTATTTAATTTCTTTAACGCAAAAGGTTAGTAGTTCTGCGCATGTAGATTTTCATTCTAGAATATTACTGCAGAAGTATGTAGCTAGAAAAATAATAATGTTTAATGCAGGTGTAACGGCTTTGGCTTATGATGAAGCTACAGATGTTTTTGAGTTACTTGACACGTGGCAGACAAAGTTTGATGAAGTAAATGATTTAACTACGCGTGGACGTAAAACATTAAGCTTTAAAGATGCATTGAATCATTTAAAAAGCGAGATAGAAGTATTGACGCATAATAAAGGTGAAGTGCAATTAGTTGGTAAAACAACAGGTTTTCAACGAATAGATAAGCATACAGGTGGTTATAGGAATCAAGATTTAATAGTTATTGCCGCGCGTCCTGGTATGGGTAAAACGGCTTTAGTTTTAAAAACAATTGTTGAGAATGTTAAACAAGGTGTGCCTGTGGGTATGTTTAGTTTAGAAATGTCTATGCATCAATTAACAGCGCGTGTTGTTGCTATTGATACTGATTTTCATTTAGGGCAATTGCTTAAATCTGGATTTGAGAAACCGCAGTATTTTACAACGTATAGTAATCATCAAGAGCGGATGAAGGACTATAAGTTTATAGTTGATGATAGTGGTGAAAGTGATATAACTGAGATTGTTATTGCTGCTAAAATGTGGAAGCGGGTGCATAATATACAGATGTTGGTGGTAGATTATATTGGTTTAATGACTGATAAGTCTGTGAAGGGTAATCGGGAGCAGGAAATAGCATCAATATCTAGAAGGTTGAAGAAGTTAGCAAAAGAATTAGATATACCTGTGATTGTTTTAAGTCAATTGAGTAGAGCTGTTGAAACTCGTGGAGGGAGTAAAAGGCCTTTATTGTCAGATTTAAGAGATAGTGGTGCTATAGAGCAAGATGCTGATATGATACAGTTTATTTATAGGCCGGAGTATTATAAGCTTGAGATGTTAGCGGAAGATTATGATGATCCAGTGCATAAAACATGTATAAGTTTAGGTGCTAATTCTGAAATTATAATAGCAAAGTATCGTGGTGGTTCAACTGGAACGCCTTTATTGCGTTGGGTTGGAGATAAAACAAAGTTTATTGATGTGGAAGATGATAGTGATACTGCTGATTATATTGGTGTAGGTGTAGATCTTGTGCCGTTAGGGAGTCCAGAAACAGTATTTGATGTAGATTAATTATGCCTGAAGCACCAAAAAAACGAAGTAGACCGTGGGTAAAGCTAAAAGTTAAGCATGCTCGTTCTATAGATATGAGTTGGTTTTATAATGATAGGCGCTGGAGAAAGTTTAGCGCTAATTATAAAAAAGGTAAGAACTGTTTAGAGTGTGAAAAGAATGGTGTGGTAACACCAGCACAGGTAACAGATCACTTAGTTAGGTATGTTGATGGTGGTGAAGGTTTTGATTTAGATAATTTAAAAGATAAGGACTTTCAACCGTTATGTAATGAGCATCATAATAGTAAGTCTGGTAAAGAAGCTCATGGTTATAAAAGGGGTATGGGGTAAAATCTATAAGGGTGTATATAACTGTACATCGCTTGTTAGTCACTTTTTTACTCGGTGTTAATTTTTAGGTAGGGGGGTATAAATAATAGAATATGAAAACAGGAAATTTAACGGTGGCTCATAAAGCATCTGGACCAATACAAACACAAGAAGAACAGCGTTTATATGAAATAATATTAAAGCTTCCTTCTCCTAAAAAAGAATTTAATTTAACTAAATCTCAAAAAAAATGGTGGTATTGGTTTGGTAAAGAGTTTGTAAAAACAAAACAAATTTCATTATTGGATTTACCACATTTGCAAAAAGCCGCTTTTTGGATGGATGCCAGATGTCAGGCATTGGAACAAATATCAACTTTAGGTTATGCTGGTTTAGTTCAGACTTTTAAAAGTAAAGCGACTAATGTTACAGGCCATGTAACAATTATTGAAAAAGCGGATAAACATTTAGATGATGTTTCTGCTCATTTTGGTTTATCAGTTAAAGACCGCCAAAAATTAAAAGTACAAACAACCGATACCAAGCAGTTAAGTCTTTTTGAAAACTTAATGCAAAAATTAGCGGAATAAATGATAATTACACCACAACAAGGAAATTCAATACCATTTAAGTACGCTCAAGATGTGTTAAATGGTAATATAATTGTTGGTAAGCGTATTATTCAAGCGGTAAATAGATTTTATAAATGGATAGATGAGGCAGATTCGAAAGGCTTTTATCTAGATCATAAAAAAGGAATGATGAAAATTAATTTTTTCGAAACTTTATTAACTCATACTAAAGGGAAATCTGCAGGCCAACCTTTTATATTATCACCATTTCAACAATTTACTATTTATAATGTATTTGCTTGGATGCAAAAAACCGATAATGGACCAATTCGTCGTATTAATTTAGTTTATGAAAAAGAAGCAAAAAAAAATGGTAAGACTGCAACAATGGCTGGGTTGGGGTTGGATCATTTATCTTTTGAGTTAGAACAAGGTGCAGAGTGTTATGTTGGAGCAACAAAAGAAGAGCAGGCAAAAATTTGTTTTAATCAAGCATGTGAGTTTGTAAAAAAATCACCTGTACTACAGCAATTAGGTTTTCAAGTGTTACAACGTGAAATAAGGTTTTTGCCTTCTAGTTCATCTATGAAGCCGCTAGGTGGAGATAGTAAAACACAAGATGGAATAAATAGTTCTTTTTCAATAATTGATGAGTATCATGCGCATCCTAACGATGGTGTAAAAGAAAATTTAGAATCTTCAATGGCTTCTAGAAAACAACCATTGGTTTATATTATTACAACTGCAGGTGTTAATATTTCTGGAGTTTGTAAAAATTTTGAAGATAGTTGCGTTAATGTTTTAGATGGATTGAATGAAGATGACCATGCGTTAATTATGATTCATGATTTAGATGAAGGTGATGATTGGGAAGATGAAACAGTATGGTGTAAAGCAAATCCGAATTTAGGAATAACAGTAACCTTAGATTTTTTAAGAAAAGAATATAATAAAGCTCGAAACCAACCAAGTAAAATACCAAATTTTAAAACAAAACATTTAAACATGTGGGTTGATGCTCCTGAAATATGGATTCCAACAGAAATATGGTTAAAAAACAAAGTCGGTGTTAGGGATTACGAAGGCTTGTTTATTGAAAAATCTAAAAAACACGGTAGTGTCGTAGCTATAGATTTAAGTACAACTATAGATTTAACCGCTCAAGTTTGGCTAACAAATCCAGATGAATCTGGTAACAGGTATATAATGCCTTATTTCTTTTGTCCTTTAACAACTGTTGATAGAAGAAGTAAAGAAGATCGGGTTCCGTATCGGTATTGGGTAGATCAAGGCTTAATTATAGCGACACCAGGTAATCGTGTGGATTATGAAGCTATAAAAAAAAACACCTATAAAAAGTATTATAAATACAATACAAGTGTTGCAACTTTTGATCAATGGAATGCGGAAGATTTACGTAATCAAATTTCAGAAACAGGAATAACTACTTCTTTTTTTAGTCAATCAATAGGAGTTATTAGTTATCCTACAAAACAATTTGAGAAGTTAGTTTACGATGAAAAGTTGAAGCACGATGGTAATTTGGTTCTTTTATGGATGCTTTCAGGTTGTGTAAAAATAGAAGATGCTAATGAAAATATAAAAATCCATAAAGGAAAAAGTCATAAAGGTAAAAAACGTATTGATGGAATAATTGCGACTATAATGGCTTTAGGTGAATCTTTAACTCCAGATGATGAATCTGATGAATCTCAATATAATGATCCTGATAAAGAAATCACTTTTGGTGTTGGTTAGTTGTGGTGGCGAAGCGTACGTTTTACAAACTAAGCTTTAAATATTGCAATAAGCTAATTGCAAAATGCGCCACAACGCTTACGGGTATGTTGTCGTTGCGTAATTAAGAACAGAATTTAACAAATAAGAAACCATGTATAAAAGTAAGTATGCAAATTTGATACAACATTTAATGAATGAACACGACCTAATTTTATTAGATAGTGAACAACAGGAAATCGAAAAGTGGATAGATAAAGACCTAACCGAGCAATGCAATATACCCGTTGTTGTTGTGCCGAAGGGTATGTTGTGCGATGAAACTGAAAGTAATAGACAAAACAGTAGGGTTGCTACATACACGGAAGATAGCAA